GCCTTGGTCGAGAGGGTGACGGTGCCGGAATACTCCTCGAACAGGATCCCGCCGAAGGGGAAGTTGCGGCGCACATCCTCGCGCAGCGGCTGCGCGCCGGTCGAGGCATAGAACTTGTAGGCCTCCTCGGTTTTCGGATGCGCGATCAGCTTGTCGAAGAACTCCCGGCTGACCAGCGCATGGACCGAGGTCATCGCCTCGCCGAGGAGATTGTCCTCGATTGCGCGCAGCACCTCGCGGACCTTGCCCTGCACGTTGGTGCCCGCGGTGCCGAGGACGAAGTCGACCGAGATTTGCGCCAGGCCGAATTCCGTGAAGTAGTTGTAGAGGGTGGTCCCGGCCCCGTCCTTCACGATGCCGCGGAGCGCGTTCATCTCCATGTATTCCCGGGTCTGGGCATGCTTGCGACGCATCAACAGGAGCTTGCGGTTCATCACCTCGACGAGGGGATCGGCCGCATCGAAGGCGCCGCCCAGCGCCGGCTGTCCCTGAATGTCGGCGGGCAGAACCACATCGTCATGCGGGATCCACGGCAGGGCGAAGGACCGCATAGACCGGCCTTCGCGGGTGCCGACTGTGGCTGAGCCGCCGAGGGGGACGGAGGGCAGGAGGCTCAGGACGCCTTCGTACTGCTCGATGATGACGGACCGTTGGCTGACCCCTTCGAAGCGGAAGAGGCCGATCTGGGCGAGGCGGGTGTAGAGGTTGGGCAGGATGTTGATGGCCTGCGTCATCTCGGCCAGCGAATAGCCGCCAGCGTCGAAGGGATTACGGACGAGGGTCATGGTGGGGCTCCGGGGGAATGAGGGGAGGGGCGCGGCCGGGAGGGCTGCGTCAGACGCCGTCGCGGGCGATGATGCCGACGGCGGCCAGTTGGGTGATCTTCGCGGCGATCTTGGCCGCATCGTTGACCGTTGCCTCGTAGACGAGGGCAGCGCGCGAGACGATGGCGGGACCGCGAGTGACCATGATGCCGACAGCATCGGCGAGCGTGGCGTTCACCGGGTACAGGAGGACGGCGACTGCGGTTTGCGAACCGTCGGCCCCGGTCGCGGGCGAGAGGGTGTACTTGCCGCTGGCGGTGATGCGGCCCAGGACCGACCCTGCCGGATAGGACAGGCCCAGCTGCAGGGTGATCACCTCGCGGGTGTAATTCGGGTTGACCTCGTATTTGAGGACGTCGCCCATGCTGGGCGGTTCCGTCAGGACGGGCATGGTTCAGTCTCCAGGATGTTGGTGGGGGTGGGGCGCCCGATCCGGGCAGTACGCGTCAGCGTGAGGCGGCGGCCGATTTCTTCGCGGCCGCCACGATGGGGCTTTCCTTGGCCCCGGGCGCCGGGGCGGTGGCGACGATGCCCGCGGCATCGCTGCGGGCAGCGAGATCGGCCAGGACCTTGGCGCGCAGCGCTTCCGGCTTCACGCCCTTGGCCACGGCATCGGCGGCATCGATCTGGATGCCGAGCCGGGCGGCCTGCGCGCAGACTTGCGCGACCTCCGCCGCCTCGGCCCGGATCGCTTCGGGAGAGATCGCGGCCGCCGTGGTTTGCGGCGGTGCGATTGCCGCGGGCGGGGCCGGTTCCGGCGGGGTGCTGGCGGCAGGCGCGGTCGTAGGCTGCGCATGGTCTTCAGGGGCGGTGGTCATCATTAGGCCCTTTCCTTTTGGGGTGGATGTGCCGCGGGGTGCGGCGGCGAACGCGCGGAAGGCGGTGACGGGATCGGCCACCTCGTCGGCGAGACCGGCAAAGACGGCCGCCTCCCCGCGGAACACGGCGGCCTCGGTGCCCAGCGCCCGGCTTGTGTCGAGGCGGCGGCCGCGACCTTCGGCGACGGTTTCGGCGAAGAGCTGACGCAGGTCTTCCAGCTCGCCCGCGATCCGGTCGCGGACCGCCTCGGGCAGGGGCTGATAGGGGTTTGCGTCAACCTTGCGGGCCCCGGCATGGATGAGCGTGACGGCAATGCCCTTCTGGTCAAGCGCCCCGCTCATGTCGCTGTGCATGGCCACGACGCCGATGCTGCCGACGGCGCCGGTTCGGGGCAGGATGATCCGGTCGGCCTGGGAGGCCAGCGCATAGGCGGCCGAGAGGGCGTGATCGGCGACGAAGGCCCGCACGGGCTTGACCTGACGCGCCGCGCGGATGCGGTCGGCGAGATCAAAGGCCCCAGCCACCTCGCCGCCGAAGCTGTCGATGTCGAGGGCGATGCCGCGGATCGCCGGGTCGGCGATGGCCGCCTGCAGCTGGGCCGCGATCCCTTCATAGGAGGTCAGGCCGGAGGATTGCCCGATCCAGGCGCCGCGATGCATCAGCGTGCCAGCGATTTCGATGATTGCGATCCCGTCCACGACGGCAAAGGGCTGGCCACCGTTTCGCGCCTGACGACTGGTCAGGTCGTCGCCAAAGAGGGAGGCGCGGGCGGGAACGGTGGCGCTGGCTTGGTCCTCGGCCGTGACCTCCAGACCATCGACACTGATCTCCCGCCCCGTGATCCGGGGCCCCAGCCCGGTCAGAAAGGCCAGCGCCTTGCTGGGATCGACCATCAGGGGCGTGTTGAACACGCGCTGGGCGATTTGTGTGTGATGCATCATGCGTCCTCCGCGGGCCGGGGTTCCCGGTCCTCGCCGTCGTCTTCCTGATCACCGCTGTCCCGCTGATCCTGCCGCTGGCCCTCGGCATTGCCCGGCCCAGCGCCGCCGCCCGCCGCCTGCGCCGGTGACCCCGGCCGCCGGAAGTCCAGTCCCAACTCCGCCTCGCGCTTGCGTTCGGCGACGATTTCGCGGTCGACCTGTTCGGCGTCGTAGCCGCGTTCGGCGATGGCCTGCGTGCGGGATTTCAGGCCTGCTTCGATCTGCAGGATTTCCGCCGTCGCATCCTTGGCGGGGTCGATCCAGTCCCATTTTGTCGGAAGCCAGTCGCAGGCGAGATACTGCCGCCGCTCAGTGGCAAAGCTGGGCAGATCGATCGCGCCCGCCAGCACGGCCATGTCCATCCACCTCGTCCAGACCGCGCGGCACAGCTGATAGACCATCACTGAATGCTGGAAGGCGGAGATGCGGCGGCGGAAGTCGACCAGCGCGATCCGGGTATTCGAGAAGTTGCCCTTCGCGGTGTCACCGGTCAGATAGCCGTAAGGCACGCCCAGTGCTGCGCCGATTTGCAGGAGCGTCCGGTACTGGAACGGCTCATAGGTGGACCCGGAGTCCGGGGTGGATGGCGTGGTGACATCTTCGCCCGGATCAAGCCGCACCACCTGGCCCGGTTCAACCTCGAGATCGTCCTCGGCCGGATCGAGCGCCGTCTCTGGCGCGGGCGACGTGATGAACATCGCAAACATCGCCGCGGTCTTCTTCCGCTCGAGTTCCGCATCGTCATAGAGGTCGAGGGTGAAGAGCTTCACCACGGCCGCGGCGAAACGGGACACGCCCCGCAGCTGGCCCGCCTCGACGGGGTCGAGGATGTGGATCACCTCGGAGGCTGGAACCCGAACGGTTTCCCCTGCCAGTCCCGGGTCGGTCAAGTCGCCCGGATGGCGGCGCAAAAAGTGATAGGCCACCCGTCGCCCGATGCCGTCGAATTCGATGCCCTGCCGGATCGATCCCGCGCCTGCGAGGGTGCGGGTCATGTCCTGGGGCAGCATTTCCGAGGGGAGCATCTGCAGCTGCATCGGCACCGTCAGACCATCTTCGGGACGCCGGGTACGGATGCGCAGGAAGACCTCGCCAGCGAGGAATACCTCCCGCGCGGCCCGGCGCTGCAGGCCGAAGAAGTCGGTCAGCCCTTCGGCATCCGCCTCGTCGGTCCAGGCAAGCCAGAGCTTCTGCAGCTCCTCCTTCTTCACTGCGTCCGCGATCTTCGACGAGGGCTTGATCCCGTCGCCGACGACATGGTTGGCGAAGGCATCGACGGCATTCGCGGCGTAGCCATTGTTGCGCACGAGCCAGCGCGCCCGGGCGGTGATCGTCTCGCCCGAGGCGGCGATCAGCGTGTTCACATGCGCGCGGGTGGCACGGAACCCGCGCATGCGGCGGTGCGACTGCGCGGCATCGAACCCGCCGATGATGGACCCGAGTCGCGCGCGGAAGGCGTCGAGGACCATCGTTCACAGACCCTTCGTCGCGACCGTGCCCCAGCGTCGACGGCGCGGCTTGGCAGAGGTGGTCGCGATCCGGCCTTCCAGATCCCTGATCGCCGTCGCCAGTTCGGCGTCCGAGCCATAGGTCACGGTCTTGCCGTCGTAGCTGACG